CGGTTAGCCAAGCTTTCATAAACCGCTGCTGGATCACTTTCATGCTCCATCGTCATCAGCGCCGCAACTTGTCTCTTTAAAGCTGGATCGTTTTCGATCTGTTGCTTCATTGGCGCGCGGCGCGCCGCCAGATACTCGCTGCCTTCCTTGCCTTCACCGAGGTCAGCCGTAGTTTCCGGTCCACTCGCGCTGCTTGTGCCGGGAGCTAGGCTTGGCCCGCTACGTCCCATCGGCCCTTGCGCCCCGCCTACAGCAGCGCTTGTACGCCCTCCCGGCACATCAGTACCGGCAAAGCCGCCACCACCTGCGCGACCACCGAGAGTGCCAGTGTTTTCAGATTGATCCCACTTCATCAACACATCGCGCATATCACGCAATGACTTGTTTGAATCTTTTTCCGTTTCCTCGGAATCCTTTTGCTCCAGCAAAGTTGATCCAGATTCATATTCTCCGGCGTGCGCCTCAGTGCTTAATTGTTTCGAAAGCCAATCCCAAATTTTACCAATACCTGTGCCACCCTCCATGCTTCCGGGAATCTGCTCTTTGGATCTTTCAATAATTTTCCCGACTATAGTGCCTGTAGTAACTGGCTTGTCTCCTTCCTTGCCTCCTCCCTTGCCAATCCACTTGGACAAGAATTTATCAATCGAATCAACAGCACTAGAAATCGCCCAAAATTCTTGGCTCGTTGTTGACAACGTCGGCATGACATAGGTATTGAAAAAATTCTTGAACCCCTCAGCAAAAGCTTTCGCTTTATCATTTAACTTGAATAGGCCATCCGGCCCAACCATGGTATTGACACCTTCAATCATCGTGAAGGCCATGTGCGTCCAAGTGCCAGAAACGATGGTGTCAAGATTGGTCATCGTCTTGTGATATTCTTTGGCTTGATCCGTGTTGAATTTCCACGGCTCAATCAAACCTTTCATCCCGACAATGCCAGCCTCAAATGCAGCCTTGGAATAACCAGTAACAGTTGGCAGCCAAGCCTTGAAGCGTTCACCGCCGTTATTGTAGGCCTCCTGTAATTTATTCATCGCCTCTTGCTGTCTGCCCATATTCACGAGCTGACGAACCTGCTCAGCAAGAACCGGACTGCTGGCCTGCAATGATCTATAGAATGAAGAAGTTTCCTGCAGCGCCAAGACTTCCTGCAACTTGGCACCGATGCTGCCGATACCGCTGGCAGCTTCACCAGCATCAACACCGGCAGCAGATAATTGCACCCGCAGATTCTTGACACTATCAACGGTGAAGCCAGTATTCGTGGCAAAGTTTTTAATACGCAGTTCACCGACAGCAAAACTATCAAGCGCCTTGGCAACGCCAGCGAAGCTAAGCGCCAAACCACCAGCGCCCATCAAGGTCTTGGCAAGGCCAGCCGCAGCCGCGTCCATCGCCTTGATAGGGCCGCTCGTATAACGCTGCACCGTCTGGCCAAAGCGAGCGAACTCGTTGGTCAGATTGTTGGTACCCTTACCACCAGTCTCATTGAGGCTGTTGATCTTGGTCTTTAAATTGTCAACCTCTTTGCCGAGCTGACCAAAGAACGCCAGCATTGCATCGGCATCAAAGTCCTGTGCCATTATTCATAAGCCACTTGATTGCTGCGATTGAGCTTTAAAGTCTTGAACACACCACCATCAATATCCGCGTCAGTCTTAACTCCCGCTGGCACGTTATTCAAATTGATATTAACGTTGGCAGATGCTTTACTCCATACATCACTTTTAGGGGTTATAGCTTTATCAACTTTGTCTCTTTGATTGCCTCTTGCCGCTTCCACCGCCGCCACCGCTTCCGCTCCAGCATAGCGAATGTCAAGATCATTCAGGGTCCGCTTGCCGTGGCTATAGCCATATTGGTCAACCATATCTGCGGTGTTGGTCTTTGGGTCATATGTGCCGGGGACAATGGTCATGACGTGACCACCTCTGGCACCGGGAGCCAAGATCTGTCCCTGCGTCCCGCCATAACGACCGTGCCAGTACGTCGCCACCATACTGCCAAACGGACGTCCCGGTTCGTTGATGCCTTCCTTGGTTGAGGCTTCTCCCCACTTATGCCACGACGTAGCAATCGCGCCACCGGGCGGTGGTTTAAATCCTGCAGACTTCACATACCCACTGGCAACAATGCCGCAGGCTGGCCCGCTCATCTTGTAACCGCGCTGCGCAAATAATCTTTGCAACCCGGCAACGTCACCAGCACGACCAAGCATTTCTGCCTGCTTCATCGTGTCAGCGTCAATGACCTTGCCGCCTTCATCATTCAGTCGTGCTGGCCCGCCTTGGCCGCTTTCAGGGCTGGCACCATCGCCGCCGCCGCCCATTCCACCTTTGCCGCCCCAGCCTCCACCAATGCCGCCACCGACCAGCTCGTCATCCCACTTGACAAAGATGTCACGCATATCGGCTAAGATTTTACTGGAATCTTTTTCAGTTTCCTGCTGCAACAAGGTAGCACCCGGCTCATATTCACCAGCATGTGCCTCAGTGCTGAACAGCTTGGTGAACCAATCATAGAATTTAACCATGCCTTGCATCGGTCCAATGCCAGCTCCGCTCTTGGCTGTATATCCCTCAATCCCGCTTGGCTGCTGCTTCATGGCGGTCGCAAGTTTACCAACGGTGAGGTCAGCGGGAACGTACTTGTTTATAACGTCGATAATAAATTTGGCTTCTCGATACGTTGTCTTCAAAGTGTCCATGACTGGACCGTCAAAATACTTCTTGAAGCCTTCCGCAAACGCCTTTGCTTTTTTATTCAACCCTTCCATCCCGCCTTCTGTGCCGGTCAATTTTAAAATGCCCTCCAGCATTGATGCAGACACACTTTTCCAGACGCCATCAAAAATAGTTTCGAGATTGACCATTGTTTTGTGATATTCTAAAGCCGACTCCTTGCTGATTTTCCAAGGCTCGATCAATCCTTTCAAGCCAACTTTCTGTGACTCCCATTGCGCTCTGGTCATGCCGGTAACAGTCGGCAACCAAGCCTTGAAGCGTTCACCGCCGTTGTTATACGCTTCCTGCAATACGTTCAGCGCGCCTTGCTGATCACCAGCGTTCATCAACTGACGAACTTGTTCAGCAAGTGCCGGACTACTGGCCTGCAGCGAACGATAAAACCCGGACGTCTCCTGCAGAGCCAAGACTTCCTGCAGCTTGGCTCCTATATTGCCAATGCCTTGACTGGCTTCATTGGCGCTGATGCCAGCCGCAGACATTTGCAGGCGCATTTTCTTCAAAGCTTCGCCAGCAAAGCCAGTATTGATTGCAAAATTTCTATTCTGCAATGCACCGACGGCAAATGCATCCAGTGATTTTGCAGCGCCCACGAACATGGCAGCAAGGCCACCGGCACCGCCAATCACGGTGGCCAGATGACTAGCCGCGCCTTCCATCCCGCGCATCGCGCCACGCGTATGGCGTTGAATGGTCTGACCAAACCTTTCGGTCTCGTCAGTCATTTTCTTCATGGCACTACCAGCCTCACTGAGACTGGTAATCCTTGTTTTTAAACCATCAACCTCTTTTCCCATCTGGCCAAAGAACGCCAGCATGGCATCAGAGTCAAAATCATCAGCCATTGTCGTCGTCCACCGGCCTCAATATCTCCTCCAATCGCGACGTCCATTTGATGTGCCGCGCTATTTCAGAAAACGGCATATCCAAGAACTCGCGCGGATTGCGCCCGTAGTATTTTGCGAGCCTGTAACAGTCTAGGATAAAGTTGTCCTCTACATCTCTGGAATAAAAAAACGATGCGCCAGAGCCAAGGCTGCATACCCCCAATCTTTTGGATGCAGTTGCTTGATCGTAGAGGGTGGCACTCCCGCAAGCCGTGACATCATGGCGAACATCGCCTTCGTCTCAAACGTCATCTTGGGCTGCTCGCCTGTCAAAAAGTCAATCATGACAGGCGTACCGCAGATTTCAATGTCGCCTGCAGTTGGCTCGCGGAATTTCAGTTCTTGTACTTCTTCGCCGTGCGCAATAACTTTCTTGCGCAGGGGTATCACAAGCTCGTTGGTAACTTCTGCCCCATTGACCTGCTTTGGCTCTTCAGGCTTGGGTACTTCTGTTTCATCTACCATCTACTGAATCTCATCGCAACTGATGCCTTCCCACTTGATCCTGACTAGACCATCGCGGGCGTTAATAGCAAGGGCAGATACACACCAGCCCTCACGCAACACGTAAGTCGAGTTATTTGCCAGCTCAGCCGTGACAGTCACGTTGACCTGAGCTTCAAAGTCCTCGATTGACAACCCCGGCACGGTTGACACGTCGCCTTCAATTGAAGGCACGCGTGGAAGCTCACTATAGCCGTGAATGTAGTCTTGACCGGCAAGACCAGCGCGCTCGATCACCGACGGAGTAATCGTAAAATTTCCCCGCAACGGATATTGATTGCCGTCCACTTTAAGGTAGGCAATCCCTGCTATTCTTTGCGCCATGTTTCAATCCTTTCTATGGGCGAGAACAGGCTAGTGCTGCCAGACCGAACAGCACTAGCAAGATGATTATGGAAACTCCCTGCGGGTCCATTACGCCGCTACGACCGTGTCAAGGCCACGGTCATACTGGAGCCTGAACTGAGCCAGCACAGCGAACACTCGAAGTTGGTTGACGAGATCAGGCGGATAGAGGACATTGACGCGATTCGGATCATTGGGATCGCGTTCAACAATCAGGTTGGTCTTGAACGCCTTGCCGTTCTCAACCAGACCGTTGAACTCGTCAATGCGGTATTGCGCAACCAACTCCGCCTTGATGATCTTGGGCGTAACGATCGCCTGTCCGGCTCCGAACCGCGTGCCATCATCGGCCAGCTTATGACGTGGATATTTGCTGGTGATGGCCTGCCGTTGATTGCGCAGCAGCTTGGCGAGCGTTGCCAGCGTTGTGACCAGCTCGTAAGCGTCGTCAGAATTGCCATACAGATTGCGGGTGTACGTAGTATTTTCCCGCATGATCATTGGCACAGTCACAGCCGTACGCTGCGTGGCAATACCGGCAAACGACAGACCGTTCAGTTCCGAAAGCAGGAAACGGAAATGCGACAGTGCTGGCAGACAACTTTCCAGTGACAAAGTCTGCAACGGACGCGCTGGGTCATTGACCAGTGCTCGCGCAGCTTTGGCAGTGTATGCCGCCGCCCACTCATAGGCAGGCGTCGGGCTACCCGGCTCGATACCAAGCACGGACATCTGCGCGCTGTTACGCGTTTCACCAAACAGCAGCAGGTTCATGTACGTGTCACGCTTGGCATTGAACAGGTGGCCATAGTGCTGACGAATGAATCCCCAGCGACCGGTGTCCGAAAAACCGAACTCAGTTTCCCACGCCAGCATAGAAGTGGAATCCGTGAACGGCATACCAACATAGTCAATTTCCGTTTCACCAAGTGAACTGATTGCATCAGTAAACAGTGGCTCACCGGTACCGCCCGTCAACTGCACATAAGTCAACGTCACACCCGCTGGCATAGTCTCACCGCCAACCGTGCCGTAGTAATTGTCAGAAATTTTGATATCGTTGCCCTGCGTCCCTTTGAACTTGGCCGTCACGGTGACGACACCGGTAGCGACTGCAGCCGTCACCGGCAAATTCTTATCGGCGTTGATTGCAGCTTCAATTGACGACGCCACGATATCAACGGTGTCCGTCGCTGCCACATAGACAGGTACATTGCGCCCAGCGATGTACAGATCAATCGTCCCTGCCGCAGTCGGCGGTGTGCCCACTGTAATCGTACCGACTGCAGGTGCGCCGGTCGGCTCTGCTACCGGCAAGCCCCAGACTTCATTCGCCCAATTATTAGCGAAGAAAGCCTTGAACATGCAGGCCAGATGACTACCGGCACCGAACAAAGCATCCGCCTGCGCCTGCGAAGCACAGGCTATAGGCACATCAGGCGTAGCCGTGCCCGCTGCAGTCATGATGCCAACAAGCAATGAACGACCGGGCGTCAGGCCAAGCCCAGCCTTGCTCGGATCAAGCTCCACCCAATAGAGCGGCATCCGCCAATTGGCTGGTATCTGATTAAAAGAAATAGGCATACTGCCCTCCTTTGGTGGTTAAATTTCTACTCAGCCTTGGCAGGCTTACGCTGGGGAGGCGACTTTTCTTTCATCATTGGATCGCCCCCGCCTTCCTTGTAGATATCTCCATCGGCAATGCGCCGATTGGTAAACGCGTCATCCGGCCAGTCAGCCGGACCTTCCGCACGAAAATGACCAGCCGCCGGATGATAAAGAACCCTGCGGACATCATCATTTTTTGGAAACACCTTCATCTTTCTTCTCCTTGTTCTGTGGAATGTCATACTGAGCGCTGATCTGCTGGACCTCTGCCGGGTCAGTGTCAGCAGTCGGGTATCTCGTTTCAATGTGGATCGTCTCCAGCACGTCCGGGACAATCGGCGGGAAGTCAATCACGCCAAGATCACACATCAACGTAAAGCGACTTTCCGCTACCGGAATTGAATTGTCCGCACCGGCAGAACCAAATTGATGTGTGCGATTGCCACGCGTATAAGACTGTATCTTGGCTGCTGGATTCAAGTACAAGGATGGATCACGAAACAGTTTATCCATGACCAGCACCCAAGCCTCATCCAATTTTAATTCTGCAGCCGCCCCATCATTGTTCTGCACGACAACAGAAAAGCCATACGTTGCTGAAGAATGGAAACGCGGCTCACCGGCATTTGGATCGCCTTCCGGAGACAGATCCTCACTGATGAAATAAACGCCAAGAAAAGGGATCAACTCAGGCTGGATCTGCTCTGCCTTGTTGGTGCCGAACTTGAACGTAGAAAAGAACGGCAACGTCTTCAGCCGTGCCAGCATTTCGTCACGTACGATCATGGCATAGCTGCTGGCTGTCATGGCTTTGCCGGTACAATGCGACGCAAGGTCAAGGTCGTTTCCCCGCCGCCATTCGGATCAGCGTCTATCACTTCAAACTGCCCTTCAGCCGGTATACTGCCTTCGGCTGGCACATCAACAAGATCGCCCTGCAGCGGCAGCACAGAAAATTCCACATCACGAATGTCCAAGATGACACGCGTTTCTGAAATGATGGAGCCATCCATTGCGGCCACGTCCATCTCTTCCATCTCAAAGATACCACGCGTCACATACGCCTGACCATTGGGCTGACTTGCCAATGGCGTAATAGTGACCTGTCGGCCATACGTGTTCTGCGCCTGCGCATATACTGTTTCAGAAAAGTTGAAAGCCACTGGCTATCTCCTGAACGCCATCTTCGCCATCTTGCGCCCGCGCAACCGCGCTGCCCTGCGCAATCGCCGCCGCCGCTTGGTTCTGCGCCCCGCCTTCTTGCCCTTATATTGCAGTTGCGATTCAATGGCTGACAAGCGCCCCGGTATCCACTTGCCCAGCGCATTGCGCGGCTGGCTGCGCCAGTCGTGCTTCCATTGATTGCCGAGCCAGTCCTCACGGCTGCTGGCCCATTCGCTGCGAGACCATTTACTAGAACGCCGAAAGCTCTTTTTCTTGCCAGCCTGCAAGAATTGTTTCTGCAGCCGCTTGGCCATTTGCCCCGGCTGCGCCATCT